AGGCGCACCGAGAACATAATCTGATCCCAGGCGTCCTGCAGGTAGTCCCAGGCGGCCAACTCATCACACCATGCTCCGTGCCACTGGCCACCGCGGAAGCGTTCCGGCTCTGAGGCAGGGATGCCCTTAATAAGTGAGCCGTTGGTGAGTTTGATCTCGTGGTACGCCCGGTTGTAGTCCGCGATCAGGATGTTAGGGATCACAGCGATCAGCCCTGAATCCCCCTCGAAGCAGGTAGCCCGAACGTCCGCAGAGGTAGGCGCGGCTACGAGCCACCGGGTGCCAGGAGTCTCCCAGGCCCACCATCCGATCTGCTCTGCCGCAGTACGGGTCTTTCCGGCTCCACGACCTGCCAGGAGCAGCCAGATGCTCCACCAGTCCCCGTCAGGCAGGATCTGGTGCTTGTGAGCCTTGGTGAGCCATCCCGCCCTCCAGGCGAAGGCGGCTTGTCTGTCAGCCGGGAGGCGCTTGAACTTCTCCCGAACCTCCTCGTCCTTCAGGACGGCGACAAGTTCATCCACGGCGGGACTGCTCTATGCCCTTCAGGACGGTATCGAAGATGGTCACATCGGCTTCCACCTTCAGCGGGTTCTCGGCGTCTCCGGCCAGTTGTACCCGGTCACCGTAACGCTTGGGGTTCCACTTGGCCAGGAGTTTCAGGGCGATCTCAGCCTTGGCCTTCTGCCACTGGACGTAGCCGGAATCCACCCGGCCGCCACCCTCGGACAGGATGCGCTCAGGCTCCTGCTTCATGTCGAGCCAGATCTGCTCTGCAATGGCGTCCTGGCCAACTTCACGAGCGCGTGCGATCGCTGCGGAAAGATCTTCGTCGCGGTTCATCCAATCGTAGACCGTCCTCCACTCCGGGAAGCCGTCCTTACGGCATATCTCCCTCAATGGGATTCCCTCGCTCAGGAGTTCGCACATCTCTCGTGCGATTTCAGGGCTGTACTTGGAAGGGCGGCCAATCTTCTTCTTTGGCGGCTCTTGGGGAGTTTGCGCGGCCTGGGTGGTATCTACCCCTTGGTCAGGGGCTTTGGAGGGCTCTGCGGCGGTTTTGGTGGCTTTCCGTGGCATCTCGTACTTTCAGAGACATTGGACTGCCGGGGAGTTTAACTCGCGGTTGAGGTTTTGGCCAACAAGGATGGGCACCTTGTGCAGGCGGCTCATCGGCGCGGTCTGCACTCCGCCCGAATTTGCCCGATGCCCATGCGTGTTGGCCCCCTTTCGGGGAACCTTGATTCTACTGTTAAGTGGTTGATTCTTCAACCTTTTTTGCTTGTTTTTCCCAATCCTCGGTGTGGTTGATAAGACGAGCCAGGAACTCGTCGCGCTCTTGCGGTGACATCCTCTGCACAGTTCCCCAGATGATGGCCAGGGAGCGCCCGAAGCCTTGGGCGTACTGCATCGGGATGTCTTTGCTGTCCGTGCCCGTCAAGATCATCTTCTCAATCATTTCGATGTTCATCTCAGTTACCTTTCTTTAACTACGAAGCCAGGGGTAGGCTTGCGCCCAGTATGCAGACTCGCTCTCGCAGATCCAGTACCACTGGGCTTGTGAGAGGAGGCCCTCCGCCTCTGCGATGGCCTCGTCCAGGTTGATCAGGTCTTGCAGGCTCATGCGTAGATCTCCTGCAGTTCGCGCTCGATGCACTCCATGTCGCAGGTCTCACCGTCCACCCGCTTGCCGTCCATGTCAAGGACCGTGTAGTCGATCTCAAGCCAACCCAGGTCATAGATGGACTCCATGAGGTGGCAGCGCGGATGGCGGGCGACCTTATGGATCACCACCTCGAACAACTCTTCGCCCACATAGATGTATTCACGGTTCTTTTTCATCATCTTGCTCCAGTTACCCTGCTCATGCAGTGCTGCAAGTTTAACACGAAGTTAGAGCCTGGGGTCAACTAGGTGGTTTCCCTAGAACGGAGCCTCTGGCCATCGCACCCACTGCTTAACCTTGATGATGGCCCTCTGCCGCTTCAGGCGCTTGAGGTTGTCAGGCGTTGTGTAGGCAAATGGCCACCAGTTCGGTGTTTGGACTAGCCCGGTCTCCAGACCAAGAGATCCATCAGCAGGATCGCTATGGCGAACAGGTACGCTAGTACCCAGAACAGCAGGCTTACGCCCGCGGCGATGCGTTCTTCTGTCTTCATTCACACTATCTCCTTGATTTTGTAGTCCTTAAACACTGCTCCAAGGGCCTTGCTGCCCACCTCGCAGTTCTTCACCCAGACTTTCTTGCCGGATTTCATGTTGCGCCAATGCCCGCGACGCTCGTGCCATCTTGGGCTTGCGTGCGTTCCTCCTTGATCGGCGCTTCTGGGCTTGGTAGGCTCAATGACTACGGTCTTCCAGTCGTAGGTCGGAGTCTTGCCTTGACGGGCTTTCTTCTCCCAGTTGGCCCGTTTGATGGGCTGATACCCGGTAGCGGGCGAGATCTCCAAGGACTCTAGGAAGGCCGCGACAAAGGCCAGGACTCCGGTTGCAGGACTGGTGCGGTAGTCAAACGGCGTTCCATCCTTGTGCCTTACCTTGATCCCCTCATCATCAACGGTGAAAAAGAACGGCGCGACTTCGCGCAACTTTTTGTCTTCAATTTGAAACGCACCCACCCCCGTAACATCGTCAGACCTGAAGATGAACATGAAGGCCTTCTTGTCCTCGTAGGCGCACACCAACGCCGTTTTGGGATATGGCAAGGGCCGAGACAGAATTTCGCTGATAACTGCTTGCTCCTTGCGGTAGGCGCCGGTCATGTCGAACCAGTGATACTCCACCGCTCCCGCCGGGTTCATGGCAACGAATTCTTGGATCAGGGGCGTCAAATCTGTCTCCAGAGAAGGGGCCGAAGCCCCGGTTGATCAGCGAGGGGTAGTACGGACGGAGAAACTAGCCGACACCTTGGTGAACTTCTTGTAGGTGTCCTCGCCGTATTCCTTCACGAAGGCGGCCTTGTCGAAGATCGACTTGTTGGCCTCGATCACCGAAGCCTTGAAGTAGTTGCCCTCGAACACCGAGCCGCCGCCGTTGGTGGCGACATCCTTCATCGCGCCCTTGATCTCCTCGGCCTTGGCCGTCAGTTCGGCGATCTGCGCCAGGATCAGGCCGAGTTCGTCAGCAGCCAGGAGAGGGATGTTGTTTGCGTCCATGATCAGTTACCTTTCAGTTACCCGCAACACCGTGTTGCAGTGATGAGAACTTTAACACGGTGTTCAAAAGCAGGTCTAGTGACAAACCCTATGTTTTAGTCGGAATTGCGGGAACGATTGCCTCCAAGGGCTTGATCCAACGACCCAACAGCCAAGTCCACACAGCACCCCCGGCCACCTTCGCCACAAACTGCATGGCGACGATGTGCGGCATCAGGGCGCCAAATGCGATGGTTGGGAACAACAGCGAGTCCACCGCAGCGCCCGCAACATTCGATGCGTTGCTTCGCGTCATCCAGGTCTTGTCGGCCAACTTGGAAAATACCGCCCAATCAACTAGGGCCGCGCCAGTAAACGCGCAGGCAGACGCCACGGCGATCATCCCGGCTGCGGGGTTGAGGATGTAAGTCAGCGCCCCGGAAACAAAAATCAATCCAAGCATCTCGCGGGTGCGTAACTTAATGTGGAGGAAATCTCGGACGCTCAAGTCAAGTCCGATCAAGAAGAATGCAAGCACTGGGGAGATCGCCGGACCAAACTGGGCAACTAACAGGTTTGCGAGAAGCATCGCGCCCACATACGCGACGCAGACAAGTTTCGTAACCATCAGAAGAGTTCCTTTTGACTTTTAACGGCTGAGAGCAAGAAGGCTAACTGTTGACCGATGCCCAGTCCTTCCATCGGTCGAGCCACATTGAAACCATCCATCCATCCACAATAGTTCTGCCCCGCCAGAACCGTCATCTGGGCATCTCTGTACTCTGAAAGTTGACCCGCAACCTTGGCAGACCACTCTCGACGGGCCTGGGCACTCATGTCGTTGAGTGTTACGTCGTAAGGCTCAATCGTGGCATCCGGGTGAATGACACCGTGCAGGGCTGACAGGATCAACCACTTGTCTCCGTTCTGTTCGGCGTATGCGCGGGACTTCCTGAACAGTTCAGACTGATACAACTCTTTTGCCGGGGCTGCAAAGGGTAGTTTCTTGCCGCAACAGGCCACCAGTACGATCTTCTGCGTGATCGCAGCCTTCTGCGCTTGCATCAGGATGTTCTGGTTGTGGGCGGCACGACCCATGTTGTTCTCGTTGCTACCGTAAGAGCGGGTGTCGATACCGTCCTCACGCAGCAGTGAGCAAGCGCGACACTCGCACATGGGCGCGACGATGGAAACATCCTCGCCGGGTCGAGCGGCCTGATGCTTGATTAGACGAGACCCTTCCCGTGAGAACCATGCGCCCGCAGTAAAAGCCTGTTTGAAGTGGCTTGATCCGTCGAACGAATCAACCCTCATTTCGTGCCATCGGCGTGCATACTCCGGGGATGAAAGGCCGAGTACATGGAGGTGTACGTCAGGCACCGCAGCGCGAAGGGTCTGCACGATCTCGGTTGCCATTGCCTTGCGTGCAGCCTGGGCAGCAATTCCACCGATAGCGAGATGCCTGTAGCCCATATGGCGAAGGGCTAAGGCCATGTCAACACGCTCACCAAGGGTTTCACCGTGGATGGTTGCCATCGGCTTATGCGCTGAGTCCACAACGCGCAGGAATTCTTCGGCGTTCTTGAGGTTGATGCCGCGACGCTTCACGTTGTCCACGCCGGGGATCAACATATGGTCTGGCGCGATGACCATAGAACCCTCGGGTGCGTATTCTCGGTAGAGTTCTGAGCACTCTTGTGGGGTGTAGGTCGGCTCATCCTCCAAACGGTATGACCACGCTCCGCAGTCCCAGATCATCTGCTTGCCTTGGGGAACATCCTTGCGCTTGTAGACCAAGGAGGAAAGCCATCCATCAGGCTGAACATCAAGAAACTCCCAGTAAGGACGCTTCTGCCCCTTGATCTTGATGTAGTCACGATTCCCAATCACACCAAAGTAGTTCATTCAGACCTTTCAATTACCTGCATCATTGCAAGTCCGCACTTTAACTCTGTGTTTGAAACAAGGTCAAGCATTTTTTGAAGACAAGAGTTGCTTGGTGTCCTCTAGGAGATCCTGCTCTGTGAAGCCCCAGTGCTTGGGGAAGCCCTTCGTGCCTAGCCCGTG